GATACCACTTACTGCACCCTTTTGAGTTGTAATGTAATTAAGAGTTACCGCATCTTGAGCATTAGTTGGGTCAGCAAGTCCTGTAATCTTCTGAGCATTTAATGGTACGGCAGCAGTAGGCGCAGCCATCTGGTCTAAACGAGATGTACGTACCTGTGTATCAAAGTCTGAGATAGTTGAAGCAGCCTGAGTTCCTGTATGGTTAGCACGGGCCAGTGGGTCAGTTGCTAACTTACTTAGTGCAATTGCTGCAGAAGCATTAATGTCAGCATTAACGATAGTTCCATCTACTATATCAGCAGAGGTAATAGTTCCGTTAAGGCTTAACTTACCATAAGTAATACCAGCAGATGCATTAATGTCAGCATTGACAATAGTGCCGTCAGTAATCATAGCGCTAGTTACTGTGCTGGTAGGAAGAGTAACTGTACCAGTAAATGTAGGGCTAGCAATATCAGCCTTAGCATCTATTTGTGTTTGAATTGCAGAAGTTACGCCATCTACATAGTTAAGTTCGGTTACTGATAAAGTGGCACCATCAAGAATATTTAACTCAGCAGCAGAAGCAGTAACTCCATCAAGGATATTAAGTTCTGCAGCAGAAGCGGTTACTCCGTCTAGTATGTTAAGTTCAGCAGCACTTGCGGTAACACCATCTAAGATATTAAGTTCTGTAGAGGTTGCAGTTAATGCTACGTTCTCATTAATCTTAGGGCTTGTTAAAGTTTTGTTTGTAAGAGTTTGAGCCTTACCTGTACCTACTACATCACCTTCACCTGAAGCGATTCCATGTAGGTCATGAGTAGCAGTTCCATCATTGTAAGCAGCCGATGCTTCAATATGTAAATTAGATTCACGATAGTCACGGCCAATAGCCATGTGCCTAACTACTGCACCAGCAGAGTGAGCCTGACCTGTACCACCAACCTCAATACCACGGACTATGGTTAGGGTATTAGTTGATACCGCACTGACATCTACAATTTCTTCAAGGGCTGTATCTGGGTCAATTACTACTGTAAATCTTTCGGTTCCAGTTACTGTTGCACCACCTAGTAGTGATGTACCAGAACCAACAACCATAGTAACAGCACCAGCAGTAATGGCTGATGTTAATGTAGTCTGTTGCGAACGGGATGAGTATTTGCGTGTTGTCATTTATGTTCCTATCGGCTGTAGTGAACTCGGGCTGGGTACTGTTGCTGTTGTGCTTTTGTTTCCTCGGCCAAGCGCTGTGTGTATAGAGCAAAGAGTTGTCGTGTTGCATTTCCAGATGAACCAAATGGACGCTTTGAATCTGTCTCATCTGCTTGTGGGCTAACCATCGCAGCACGGGCTGGGTCAAGATAGGTAAGTAATCTATATGCAGCACCAAGAATTACCACGTCTCTAACAGACTCAGGTAATCCAGTTGTTGTTGTAAATACATCTGAGTTAGTAGATAGTGCTGTTGGTTCAGTTGCATATACAACCTTTACAGTTCTACCAGGAGTAATAATATCTCCAATGGTTACTGTTTGTGATGTAGCACCCCAAGTAGTAATCTCTGGTAGTGCATCAAAATCAAATCTTTTAACACGAATCCATTCTTTAGATGGACCAATGCTTTCCCAGTGCATTGTTAAGATATTTCTAATATTTAAATTCTCTAATTCATAGGTACTAACTGCTGCATTATATGTAAAGGTTGTCTGTTTAACTGCAAAGATAGATGAGCCTAATGCTCGAACCGTGTCATTGATGGCACGCTTTACCACGTAGCGTGGGAAGGTTGGGCTAATAATAACCCTGCTTCCAGCAGCAGCGGTAGATGGTGTGGTACCTAGATAGCCACGACCATACGGGGATATAGTTGCCGTATTAGCAATACGGTCAAATGAATCAACCCATAATAATTCTTCACCAATTTCAATAGTACCCTTACCAAGGTCTGTACTTGCAAGTTGTAGAACTGTAGGGCTAGCAATGGTAGATGTTGTAGTGGCTAATGTTGCAGTAAGATGTGTAGACTTATCCTGCTGTAGGGTATAGCCAGCAAGGTTAATAAGAACTTCATCAACCATATTATTTAGAGTAGACACTATAATTTACCTTATCTGTACTTAGATGTTTTTTTGGCTATTGGTTTTGGTTGCTTAACAAATTGTTTGCCCTTTTTATTACCCGCAGCCTTAGCCTTATTGGTTGCAGCCTTTTCGGCAGGACTTAATGCAGCCCACGCTTTCTCAGGTAGATATCTTTTCTTGCCCTTAGATGGTTTACCGTCAGAAGTTTTCCACTTCTGTGCAGTCCAATCCTTTAAAGACTTCTGAGATTTAGCAAGTGCCATTACTTGTATCCTCCGCCAGCCTTCTTGTATTGCACAGCAAGTAGTTGTGCCTTACGTGCTGACCATTCTCCTGGGTCTCCGCCCTTAGAACCAGCCTTAATCTTCTTAAACAATGATGCTCTCATACCAGGCTTTGTATAGTTACCTGCTTGATTAACTTTAGACTTAGTTTTCTTTTTCATCTGCAACTACAATCCCAAGCACGAAGTGATTTATTAATTCTAGAATTTGGGTCTCTTGCTGTCTTGGCAGAGGTTAACTTAGCCTTCATACCGCACATACGACCACAAAAAGACTTACGTCTAGCAGCAGACTTAGGTGACCTCTTAGCCTCGCCAGCCTTAACTGGTGCTTTAAGGTTCATACCTTGTGCTCTAGCAGATGCTCTACCCTTGGCGTTCAAACCACCTTGAGGGTTCTTACCTTCTTTGCGTGTCCACGCTGGACTCTTTGCCATACTCCCCGTACTTTCCAAGAACAGACCTAATGATTCCGTTTTTACCAACACGAACCACTAGGCCGTCTTTAATTTGAATTGAGTTAAAACCATCGTGGCGTTTATAACTACCAGATGATGCCATTACTTGCGCTTAAGTCTAGGTGGTGAGATTTTAGTTTCAGGTATAAACAATCCTGGATACTTTTTCTCAATTGCTTTTTTAGCAGAAGCCTCGGCCCCTGCCATACCTTTAGGAGATATCTGTTTTTGAAACTCCTTGATAGCATCATTGCCTGTAGGTTTTTTCTTAAGAGGGGTAGGCTTAACTTTTATCTTTGAAACAACAGTTGGTCTTGCTTTTGGTTTTGTTTTTTTATTAATGCTTACCCCAAATTTAGGGTCTAAATTTTTAGACTTCTTTTTAGGTACATCATACATTTTATCCATGTTACTTCTTCTTACCCATTTTCTTCATGGTCATTTTTTTTACACCTTTTTTCATAACCATTTTCTTGCCTGACTTTTTGGCTGCTTTCTTTGCCATAGCCATTCCTTTTGGACCGTATGAATATTCTTTTCCGTTTACCATTGGCATATTATGCTCCTAGTTCGTTGATTGTTTTAGCGGTTTTTTTATCTATGTGTCTAGCATTTGGGTCCTTCTCAGCATTGTAAGCCCTACCCAAATTCTCTGATGCTTTCTCTGCAGCAACTATCTTAGCCATAGTAGTTCCTGCTGGCTGGATACCTTGCTTGCGAGCATCTCTATATGCTTGCAGTTCACCCTCCCACTTACGTAATGGCATAGATGCCCTACCGTTAGCGTCACCTGTACTTAATTCTAATGTACTTATCTTGCATCCAAAGCAATCTTCTACAAATTCTGGATGTGTCCTTAGTTGATGTAAACTCATTGTTCTGTAAAATTATCCTCTGTAACTCCAACATTGCCTGCTATTAATCTAGCCTTTGTAGCATCGTCAACTATGTGACGATGTCCTCCAAGATAAACTTCTTGGTAACTATTTAAGTCTTCATCTACTAGATAACGTACTTGCTTGTATGTACCATTATCACGAATAATAGTTATACCACGATTTAATTTATAAAAGTAAAACAAGCGGTGTCCACCCGCTGGACCTTCTCTAACTATTGGTGTATCAAAAACGTATGTAGTCATTTAAGTCCTTTATTAAGAGAGGGGTAGGGTATAAGCCCCACCCCTCATTGCTACTAAAGAGCAGCGATTGATGAACCTGTTTCGATTCGATACAGTGCTTCTTCACGGTAGCGAGCAAAGCCAAGAACGCCATACCAACCCATTGGGCGATGACGCATTAACTTGTCAACTACTGGTCCAATAACTACGTGTGGTTCTTCGGCAACGGCTTGTGCCATTGCTTGCTGTCCACAGATAATTGTGTTAAATACACGAGTTACAGGAGTTACGGTTACAACTGTTGATACAGTTACTGCAGCGGAGTTTTCTACGCTTACAGTGAATGTTGTTGTTGAACCTGATGTTGAAATTGCGGTGATTTTTGCACCTGAACCAACACCTGTTCCTGAAATCTTGTCTCCAACCTCAGCACGGCTAGCAATTACTGCAGAAGAAGCAACGCCGAATGTAAATCCTGCTGATGTTCCTGCTACTGTTACTGTTGTTGTTGCTAATGTTGATTGGTCAGCACCATCTTTGGCTGAGTAAAGACGTGGTGATTCAATATAGAATGCACCTTCGTAGTTACCAATTTCTCCAGCCCAGATGTTCTCTGGTGTAGAGTAATTGTGTGGGTCGCGCCATCCTGCTGCGCCTGTCTCTGCACGAAGGTCGTGTGAAACTTCTGGGTGGATACCTGTCCAGTATAGTGAACCCTTACGGTATGCAGCCTTGTTAGCACGCAACTTTGCGACAGCCTTGCGGATGTCTGGTGAG